AAGGATTCCTTGCCCGGTTCGTTCACTCAGGTACAGCGAGAACAAATAGCTCTGCTGTTGAGATTGAAGTGCCTGCTACTCAGCCTGCTCTGGCAACTAACGGTATCGTAGCTATCAATGGACAGGATGCTGCCGGTGGTGCAATTCTTCAGGTCGCGGGCGTAGGTACAACTGGTAACGCCGATGCAATGACTATTACCAATCTTGGTACAGGCGACTGTTTACAGGTTTCACCAACTGATGCTACTACAGGCGGTATCAACTTAGTAGGTGTGGCAAGTGGTACTGTATCCGGTATAGTTGCCAATGCCACAGCAGGATGGCTTGGTGCTGATGATGTTGGGTTTGTTCATATCAACAGTGATTCGGCACTGACCCATAATGGAGCGACCTTGCTGTTTGTTGGTAACGCCACTGGTCAGCCGAAAGACGGAGCTGAAGGCTATCTCGCACGCTTCGTCGATACAGGAACGGCCCGAACCGGGGCTTGTGCGGTAGAAATAGAAACTACCAATACAACTCCTGCTTTGAAACTGAACAATCAACTCCAGATTACCGGCACAGACTCAACCGGCGTTTTAGTCGCTATAACAGGCAATGATGACACCGGCGATACCGACATTATGCAGATTGCTAATGGTGCTGCCTCAGATGCTATTCAGATTACCAACTCTGACGTGCTGGGTACAGGACTGAGGGTCATTTCCGTTGCCGACCAGACTACCGCCTCAGTTGTTATTGATGGTTCTACTGGTAACTGGGATGGTGCGGACAACGTAGGTATGCTCACTTTAACTACCGATACTGCCGGGATACACACAGGCGCTACCTTGTTAATGGTTCAAAATACAGGCACGATGATTGCTGCTGCTGAAGGTTATCTGGCTCGTTTCGTACAAGATACTGGTGCAGCAGTAACAGACGCTTACGCCGTTGAGATTGAAACAACCGATACCTCTCCTGCTTTGATGCTGAATAATCAGATGACCATCGCGGGCGGCGCAACTGCCGGAGTGCTGATGGATATTACCAGTGTTGATGCAGATGATGATACCGTACAGCTTACAGGCGCAGGCACAGGTGATGTTTTGCAGATTACGGCCAATGCCACAACTTCTACTGCTCTTAACGCAATAGCAAAAGCTGCAGGTACTGTATCGCTTGCTAAATTCGACGCCGCTACAAACAACTGGAATGGCGCGGATAACATCGGCCTGGTGCAAATATCTTCTGATACGGCCCTTGCTCATGCCGGCTCAAGTTTGCTGTTTGTAGGCAATACAACCGGACAGCCTATAGCTGCTGCAGAAGGATACCTTGCCAGATTTGTGGATACAGGAACGGCCCGTGCTGACGCCTATGCGGTTGAAATCGAAGTTACCGATACTACCGGGGGTCTTAAAGTAGACGGTCATTCCACTTTTACAAAAGGTCTGCAAACAGGCAGTCAAACTGTTACTGCAACCGCCGACGGTCTTACTACAGGCTTGATTCCGGATGGTGCAAGTTTTGTTACAGTTTCTTCCGATAATGCAGATAAGGTCGTAGTACTACCAGCAGCCGTTATTGGTAATGTGATTCGTATTACATCACCTACTACCGGCGTAGAGCTTGAAACCCTTGCAGGTTCTAATGCCAAAATAAACAATGTTGATTGCGATGGCACTAACCAGTGTGCTTTAACAGCTAATTCTATTTATGAAGTAGTTTGTACTGCTGCTGATTACTGGGTTATTTACGGATGGAGTTCTGCTGGCGCTGCACAGGCAACCATTGTTCCCGATGCAGACTAATTTTTAGGTGACGTAAATGAGTAATACCACTGATAAACTGGCTATCGCCAACATTGGCTTGCTTTCCGTCGGCCAGACACCGCTGACCTCACTCAGCCCGACCACACCCAATGCTAATAAAATAGTGCTGGTGCTGGAAGACATTATAGCTGAGCTGCTTGCTGACGACTGGTGTTTTAACCGCAAGCGGGTCAGCCTGACAGACCTTGTGGCCGTAAATCTACTGACCGTAGTTGCTGCTCCTGCGCCAGCCGTTTGGACGGTAGGCGCTGTCCTGACTGGCGCTGTGAGCGGCAAGACCTGTACCGTGCTTGAAGTGCTGTCTGATACGACATATTTGATAACAAAACCGTCAGATACGCTGACAGCGGCAGAAAGTCTCAGTACAGGCACGGATGCAGCCGTTCTGTCGTCCGTCGAGGAGTCGCTCGCTCACGGTGCATACGACTACGGCTACGTCATCCCGACCGACCTGCTATACAACAGGGGCGTGAGTGATACCGATAGTGACGATGTTGTATACCCGTCTACGGTAGAGGGTAAAATTGTATTTACAAACCAGACAGAAGGCTTCCTCTGCTACAACCGCTGGGTAGGAGAGGCCGGTTCAGCGACTGTTAGTGATGTCACCCTGATGCGACGATGGTTTCACCGCTTGATTTCCGCTCGTATCGCTCATATCTTATCGCCCAACATCACGCAGCAGACCAGCCGTGAGTCCAAAGCACAGGCGGAATACCGCGAGGCATATCTCAATGCCAAAGAACAAAACGGCAACGAACTGTATAACAAATACTCAGCCAGCAGCCCGTCGTGGGCTGAGGCAGCAGGCAGAGAATTAGACAACCTATCAATTTAAGGAATTTAATATGGGAGTTACAAAAGATTATATGTCATTAAACATCAAAGACAAGATATTAGTTCCGTTGGCGTCTGTACTTCTGCTGGCAATAGCGGTCTGTGTTGTTTTAGGCCTTTTATCGCTGTTATTTACGCTGTCAACGGCATCGGCTGACACAGTAGAAACAGTACAGCCGACGCCTTTTCTGATAGCTGTAGCCTCGGAAGACGCAGCCGCTCTCGGTGTTGATGGCACTTACTGGGGAGCGACTGCCGCGTGGCCTGAGATACCCAAAGGGGCTGCCAATCTCAAAATAGCGTTCTACGCCTACGACGATGCCAACCTGACTCCCGATGGTAATACATTCAATGCGCAGGTATATATCGCTGACTTCGGCGGCAACGCCCAGTTAGTCTGTGATGTCAACTGCACTATCGGCAAGGCCCAACTGAGTCATAATCCAGTCAGTCCTTCTGCTGAGTTAAATGCCGGTGCAGCCGACCCTTGTTATACGTGGGCAGATACCATAGACGCATCTCCTGAAACCTGGTGGAAAGGCGGCGTAACGGCACAGAACTATACAGGTGCGGACGATATGGCCTCGCTTGTTTTGAACCGTCAGTCAGGCAAACGAATATGGTGCAGAATATCAGAAATGTCTACCACTAATTTGACCGTGTGGTGTGTAGGATGGTTTTACTAAAATGAGAAAATCACTGCTGCTACTATTGTTGTGCGCGTCATCTGCCTCAGCCGCTATTTTTGTGGCTCTTAATTCTGGTGAACTGACCCCTCTGCTCAAGTACCGCACCGACCTTGAAAAGAGACAGATGGGTGTAGAGACGCTTACTAATTTCGTGGTCAAACAGCAGGGTGCGGCTTTTCGTCGCAGCGGTACTGAATACATCGGGGAAATAAATGATGTGAATTATGCAGCGCGTATGATGCCTTTTGAATACTCAACCAGCGACACATACGTTTTGGTATTTAACAAAGACACAATAGCTTTTTACCGTACTGTTGAATGAAGAAGATACTGTTATTACTGCTGCTGTTCTGTATGGTCTGCCTGACCGTGTGCATCTACGCGGGGCAGAATTTCACCAATAATCTAAGCTCAGGCTGGTTAAGCCCTCTGATAAAGTACAGGATTGACATTGCGCAGCGCCAGTCAGGTACGGAAGAAATGACCAATTTTCTGGTCAAGCAAACAGGACAGACAGTACGTCGTCCGGGTACCGAATATATATCCGGTATTACAGATGTAAACGTATCTTTGGTAAATTTCGGCGACACTACGCTGCCTACGGGAGGAGTATTCAAGAGTTTTAGCGATACAGCGTATTTTGCGCAAACATTCCTCTGCCCGTATAATGTAACCGTGTCTGATTTATATTTGTTTTTAACCAAGACCGGAACTCCTGGTATTACTAACATACAAATATGGGGAACGCTTACCGATAACGAGCTTACGGGCAAACCAGTGTCTACTTCAGTTTTAGCGACAGCAACGGTGGATTTATCTCTTGTTAATGTAAAAAACTCAACTCCTCCAAGTTATAACGGAAGCTGGGTTAAAATTACATTCTCTGCACCAGCTACGCTTATAGCAAATAAATTATATGCTGTTGTGGGTTTTGCAACCGGAAGCAGTCTTAATAATGCGGTCAACTGGCAAAGAATATCTGATAGTACCAGCACCTATTATGGCCGAACCTGGAACGCAAACAGTCCCGGCACAACGTGGACTATTTATAACACACCAGACTATCCTCTGAAATTTGTCAATCAAACTGTTACCAGCGTATCGCAGTCAGGAGATACAAGTACCGGAGAGCTGGCTCGTCTTCTTCCTTTTGTATATTCTACAAGTGATGCCTATATTCTGAGTTTTGGCCAAGAGAGTATTACTTTTTACAGAACGGAGCCATAAATGAAAAAATATGCACTAATCTTACTATTGTTTTTAACCGCTGTCTGCTATGGAAGCTCAGGACAAATTTTAGACAGCAACAATAATCCTTATTATATTTCGAGTATATACGATAGCAATGACTTACGCGGTTTGCAATACGTTCAGAAAAATGATATTATGTATATAGCTCACCCTGATTATCCCGTGCAGAAGCTCAGCCGCTTCGACCACGCCAACTGGACTATTGCAGATGTCAACTGGCTCTGGGGGCCGTTTCTCACTCAGAACACCACAACTACCAAAGTAACGCCGTCAGGAAAGACAGGTAGTATTACATTGACTGCGGACGCCAATATCTTTGACATCAACCACGTTGGCGCATTATGGAAAATTATCGAAGACTCCAACCAGGCGGCTACATCCGGAAGTTTTACTGCCGACGGCAACAGCGCTTCCGTTTTCATTGAAGGTGATTTCACGCTCACTTTGGCCGACCTGCACGGAGACGACCCTTTTGGCTGGCTTGGCCTGCTGTCTTTACAAAAATCCGAAGACGCCGGAACAACGTGGACAATAGTTTACCAGAAACTGAATATGCGCAGAGGAGAAGCGGCTACAGTAGAATTTGCCGGTAATGAATCATCACCTGGTTTTATCTATCGCGTAACTGCGACAAACATTACAAATGGTGGCTGCACCTATACTCTAACTGCTTTTAATTCAGATATAGCAGGATACGTTAAAATAACGGCATATACAGGCCCAAACAGTGTTACTGCTGACGTTGTAAGCACCCTGGCCGGAACTGCCGCTACTACAAAATGGGCGGAGGGCGCGTGGTCGGAATACAGGGGCTATCCGCGGGCGGTCTGTATGTATCAGAATAGATTATGCCTTGCGGGGACTAAGTATCAGCCTGCCGGTTTTTGGGCTTCTGCAAGCGGCGACCATGAGAATATGTTTGCCTCTTCTCTGGACACGGGAGCGATTGTCTATGAAGTTGACGCGGCGAAGCAAAACCCTATCCTGTGGCTTCAGGACTCCAAAGGTATTATTGCCGGTACATTAGGCTCGACCATTCGTATTTACAGCACTTCTACAACCTCTACCCTGACGGGCAATACGATTGGCTCTGAGAGACAGTCTGATGCAGGTTCGTGCGATATGCAGGCTGCTACAATAGGGGACTCCATTGTATATGCAGACAGGAACAGGCGCAAGGTCTTCGACATAATATATGATGTGTCCAAAGACGGTTTCGTAACTCCTGAGCTGACTCTCTTTGCCGAACATATTACCGACCCCTGTGTAGTTGAAGTAGCAGTCCAGAACAGACCAGACCCGGTTTTGTGGTATGTGGCGGGCGACGGCAACTGCCTGACTCTCGAATACAACCGTATGCAGGGCATTATGGCGTGGTCAAAACAGGTAACAGACGGTAATTTCGAGAGTGTGGCGGTCATACCCAGTTCGATAGGAGGCGAGGACGAAGTATGGTTCATAATCAATCGTAATATAGACGGTAATAACTGTCGCTATGTAGAAAAGCTGAAACCACAGGACTGGGATACAGACTCGAATAACTGCTGGTTCGTAGACAGTGGACTGACATACAGCGGAGTGTCAACTCATCATATAACCGGCCTATCACACTTAGAAGGCAAAACAGTTCAAATCTTTCACGACGGTAATCAGTATTGTGATGCTAATGTGGCAGACGGTAATGTAGTAGTCAGAAACTATGAGAATACTCAGGATGTTAATGTCACTGCAGCTACTATTGGCCTGCCTTTCACATCTACCCTGACTACTTTGCCGATAGAGATTCCAATAGCGGGAGGTATCTCCGTTGGGTATAAAAAGAGCATACCTGAGATTGTAGGGTGCTTTTATCGCTCAATGTACGGTCAGTATGGCATTGCAGCCCCGTTTGTCACTCCAACAATGTGGGACATACCTTTCCGTAACTGGCCTGACCAGTATCTCGGCTCTGACCAGCCCTACACGGGGGAGATAAGACTGCCTGTTGACGCGGGGACAGAAGATGAACTGCGCATTATGTTTGTGCAGACAGGCCCATTCCCGTTTAACCTGACCGCCGTAGTAATAAAAGTAGTAGTCAGTGAGAACTAATGCTGAAAGTAACATCAATGACACTGAACGATATAGACCGTCTTAATCTGTCTGAACAATGGCTGATAGACAAGTATAAACAGTATCTTACTGGTAATGTCGGGCCTGCATATTTTGTAGAGGACGAACACGGACTACTGTGCGCTTTTGGTGCGGCCTTTTTATGGCCGGGAGTGTGTGAAGTGTGGTTCAAACTGATAGCTGTTCGTAAAGGCTTTCAACAGTTACGGATTGCCAAACGGTATCTGGATGAGCATATACAGGTTATGAAAATACGTCGCTGTGAGGCCAATGTTAAATGTAATTTTGCCGCAGGTATAAGATTCATAGAATATCTGGGCTTTCATTCTGAAACGCCATTTGGCCGCAAATGCTTTAACCCCGATGGCTCAGACAGTTTTCTGTACGCGAGGATAATGTGATACCATTTATTGCAGCCGGAATGGGTATATCGGCCTTTGCCAGTATCAAAGAGGGCGAACAGGCCAATGCCGCAGGTATGTGGCAGGAGAAAGTCGCTAACGCAGAGGCCAAAGCAACTGAGCAGGCAGGCCAATATGAATCACGCGAGATTCGCAAGAACGCCGAACGCGCTCAAGCTGCTATGATAGCCAGTACCTATGCGACAGGCGGTATTATGTCAGGCAGTAAACTGATAGGTCTTGCAGACCAGGCCAGAGAGTATGAAGCGGACGCCCGTGTGACGATGAACAATTACCAGCTTAAAGCAACAGGACTCAGGCAGCAGGGCGCTATGGCCCGCATACAGGGTAAACAGGCAAGAACAGCGGGTTACTTGCGAGCTGCCGGCAGCGCGGCACAGGGGATTGGTTCTATGTACCTTCTGGGTGCAGGCGGAGGTAAATTACCTTTTGGCGCAAACAGTTTAGAAGGTGTTGCAAGTCAGGCAAACGACTGGGTATCAGGAGTTGGTTTTCCTTAACAGGTAAATAATATGCCAGACCCAAGATATTTTAGACAAGTGTCACCATTACCGACAGCGGGCAACGCAGCCGAAGTTGACGTAAGAGCAATGAGCGCCCCGCTGCGCGAACTGGGCAATATAGGCAATACAATGACTGCTGCCGGTCTTGATGTGATGAGGCAGAACAAAGAGGCTGAGTATTATGACCAGTTGAACAATGCCAAGCTGGTGTCACTGCAAGCCGACCAGAACTGGGCAAAAGAACGTGACACCCTGACTGACACCTCAACCTGGGAAGAGGCTCTGAGAAAAAGACAGACAGAGGTAGCCCCGAAATTCACAAATACAAAAGCACAAAACGATTACGGCATCTGGAAACAGGAACACGATATAGGCCAGCAGAATGAAACTTTGTCGCACAAAAGTTCTGTTGACGCCCGTAATTATCAGACTAATTATAATGCCCAAACAGCATTGTTGACCGATGCTATTGTAAATGCCACTACCGAGCAGGACGCTCAAATACATCGTAACGAGCTGGCCAATCTGTCAGGGTATCACTATAACGAAAAAGGTCAGCTTGAAGAAAATGACGGCCCTCGTAATCCGCTCTGGCACGACCCCGCTACGATGAAGCTGATGATAGAGAAACAGACAGCCGATGCGGAAGCTGCCCGGCAGAAGTATCTTGGTGAGCAGCGTTATGCCGTTGCAAGCGAGAAGGTCGCTGTATTAGCAAAATCGGATATGACAAAAGACGCTTTCAGTAAATCAATAGATACTGACCCTGCGTATGCAGGCATACCGCGTTCAGGTATTCGTTCCAAAGAGTCCCTGTCGAATGATTTTGTCCACTGGAAAGAGTTTTACAAAGGCCAGACCGAAAAAAACAAAGCGGCAAAAGACTTACAAGCTACAAAGGACTTTACAAAAGCTCTCACAGGTCAGACAGACAAGCCGCTGACAATGGATACTATTGCTCAAATGTACCCTGACGCGGGCGGTCAGGACAAAATAGAACGAGACCAGTGGCAGGCCAGATTAGACGGTTCTTATGCCAAAGACCTGCCCACCAACACCACTACTGACGGCCAAAGCGCAGTTATGTCCGTTTTGATTGACGCCGGTAAAGGCACACAAACCACTCAGGGGGCAATCAAGACCCTGTTAGACCATCGCTATGTAGATAAAGATATAAGCCAGAAGACCTTCGACTGGGCTATGAATAAAATTGAAAATCCTTACCCACCTGCTACTGCGGCACATTTACAATCTACAGTGGAAGCTGTTAAGCAATCAATTACGGGTAGCTGGGAGAGTGCTGCCGATATAGAGACAACAGCAGCGGCGCACAAAGCGATAATGCAGAATGTCAACGAAAGTTTGCTGAACTGGGTAGACAATGAGATAGCGGCAGGCCGCATCCCTAAAGCCGTGGACATCTATACAGAGGCCAAACAGCTTGAAGCCGGTGCAAAGACAAGTGCTGCTGATATGGATTTAATGAAACGGCATCTGTCCAATGAGAAAAAACTCAGGGAAAAACAGTCTGCGTACAAAGCCAAAGAACTTGACCTGATGAAAAGACATCTTGTTAATGAGAAAAAATTAGTCCAGAGAAGTCAGGCGGTCAAGCCGCAAACACAGGCGGAATACGATGCCCTGCCAAGTGGCACGGTTTATTTGGATACAGACGGCAAAATCAAGAGGAAAAGATAGTGTTCGGAACTGACGACGAAGTTGTTAGCGTATCAGACCAGCCACAACAGACCTTTGGTGCTGATGATGAAGTTGTTGCTGAGCCAAATATACATAATCCGATAGAGATAGATGCCAGCGCCCGTGCTGCTTTTGACATCTCACAGCAACACAGTGTTCCTCTGTATGAAAGTCAGCAGCTTGTAGCAGGGCCTGAGCCATCTGCCTTTGGCCGTATGCTCGGTAAAATCAAAGACCTTGCGGATGAGTATATACTCAGGCCGCAGCAGGTCGCGCCAGAGCTTGAACGGTGGGGCAAGTTCGGTAAAGAAGCTGTCAGGGCAGAGGCAGCTGTTGGCTCAGAAGCCGCATCGAAACTGTCTCTGGGCGCTTTAGACGTTCTGACCAATAAGACAATGGGCGACAAGACATTAGCCGATATGGTCTTGCGAGTCGGCGGACTTAGAGATTTATCAGATGAGGAGAGGGTCAAAGCAGAGACACTTGGCTATCTGCCTGCTTTTGTTCTGCCTGGTATGGCGGTATCAAAAGCGCTGTCCTATGTTCCTGCTGCTAACTGGCTAAAGACCGTCTTAGGCGCTGGTCTGACCTTTGCCACTACTGATGCCGCCCTGCAAGAAAGTAGAAAGCTGGTCACAGGCCAGCCAATCGACTGGAGTGGAGTACATCTACAAGGTGGTATAGGTGTTTTATTCGGTACAGGTGCTGTAGCCGTTAATGCCGCTATGAGCGGTATAGCCAAAGGCATAGAAAAATACTGGGGTGAGAGAGGTATTGAAGTTGCAGAAAAGATACGGATGAAGTATCCTGCTGGAGAACGGCCTACACTGGCAGAGCAGACAGCCAAACAGGAAGCTGAAGTGCGGTCTGACGTGACAAAAATAAAAGATATTTTCCGAAAAGGCCGTGCCAACAGAACGCCTGAAGAAGAGGCATTTATCGACTCGATGCGAGAAAAATATGTTACAGGCAAACCGCCTGAGGGGTCAGCGATGGCTGAGCCAGTTGTTGCCGAACCAGTTAAACCGGCTGTTGTAGAGACGGTCAAGCCGTCAGAACCAGTCGCTATTGCAGTCAAGAAGCCGCCTGTCAGCCCCGTAGAGGTCAAAACTCCTGAAATACCTGCCGTAGTCGGTCAGGAGGGGACTATACCTCTGGTGCAATCTGCCCCCTCTCCGCAGAAGCAGGCGTGGGTTACTATTCGTTCAATGAAATTACCAGAGAACACAGAACCCAAATATAAATACGATGTTCAATCAGAAGAACAGGCGACACAAGCGGCCTATACCAAAGCAAAAGAAACGGGCAAAGAACAATATGTTTATGCTACGTCCGAAGGGTTGAGAACTTCTGCGATTCAACCACCAATAACGCAAAATCATTTTGCTGTACTGCCGGATGGAACGGTAGAGACAAGGGTATCGCAATCTTCTGCGGACGCTATGGCTTCAACAATGGGTAATGCTGCCAAAGACGGTCGCCGACAGATATTGCAAAACAGAATTAAACGAGGACAGGATACGGGAACGAAACTGCTTGAGGAATTTAGAGGCGAACAGTGGGCCGACGCCGCCCTTGCTAAGACAGAGCAGGGGGGAGAGATGCCAAAGGTTTTGGCTGATGCTAAAAAAATCAGAGATGCTTTCCCTTATGTTGGTACTCGTCCTTATGAAGGCACACCACCATATCAATTACCAAAAGGCGGCGGCAAAGTATGGGTAGAGGTTTACGATTCAAGAGAAGGCGTAGATGCGCCAAGATTTGAGGTCGTTCCTGTTAGGGCGAACAAAGGCGCAAGGGCAAATAAAGCCGATGCTGTTGCGTATCTTGAAAACCGTTTTGGCAAAGGTATTGATGAAAAAGTAGCACAATGGGAAAAACAGCAACAGCCCCCCGCAAAGACAGTTGAACCACCCACCACACCAGAGCAGAAGCGTACCGCCACCGACGCTGAGTCCGAGCAGGACTTGCGAGGTCACATAGACAATCCAGATAAGCCTCCGCCCTCCGCTCGTAATAAAGGTATCGCTCTTGTCCCGCCGCAGGTGGAAGAAGTCCTGTCATTCTTAGAACGCGGTGCAGATGCAGCCAAAGGCGTACCCATTACGTTCAGCTATGCTGTTCGCGGTGCAGCCAATCATATTGAAAAAACATATACAATGCCAGAGGGCAAACAGCTTGCCGCTGACATACGCAAAATATCTTTTGAGGCTGACCGTCATAAAGCTACCCAGATGCGCCGCATCGAGACCGAAGCAGGCTTAAACACTCTGACTGAAGAGGAAAAGATACAGCTTGTTCTGCTTGGTCAGGGTCGTATCGACCCCAGTAAGGTGTCATCTAAGGTGCTGTCAGTTGAAAAGCAGGTAAGAGCTATTTGGGATGAAGACTTGGACGCCGCCAACATAGCAGGGTACAAGCGTAAAGTAGGCGACCAGTGGATGCCGTTGAAACGCACCGAGCGATGGATGCCGCAGTTACTCAATAAAGATGGTCAGCGTATCGTGGAACTGGCTCGCCGCAAAGGTCTTGGTGATGCCAAAGTATCTGCTGCCTGTGATGCTATGGTCGCTATGAAATCAGCCGTCTCTCCTGAAGATGCTTTAGACAAAATGTTGAAATATCGTGACATATCCGTTATGAACGGCTCAATGCGAGGCATAGATGGCAACCTGGAAAGCACTCGTACCTTAATGCCCGAATATATGATAGAGACCGACCCCGGTGTTATACTACCAAACGTATTAGCTACCAACGCCAAGATGTTAGCTGCCGCAGAAGAATGGCACGTTATGTCCCCTGAGACAAAATCATCAGGTCTGCTGTTCAAAGATATGAGCGCCGCGGAGATAAAAGCAGCCGAAGAAGCAGGCACAGTGACTTTTGAAGCGCTTGAACCAATCTTAGGGGCTATTAAAGTAAAATATGGCCCCGGTGACGCGGAAGCTCTCCGCAAATGGATAGGCACATCATTCGGTCGCTCCAATGACATACCTGCTGGTATGGAAAATCTGCTGAATTTCATTAACAATACCGAGACACGTCTTAAATTAGATTATGCCCTGACTGGCGCTCTGCGCAATGCCTTCCAGGGGCCAGGTAATTTATTCACCGCTTCGCCGCTTGACACTATTAAGGGGTTGTGGAACGCTCTCGAAGTTACAAAAGAGGGCAAAGAAATATCTGAGATGATACGCCGTTCCGGCGCTATTCACGGCGTCAAAGAGATGGGTGAAATCGTAGGCGGTAAAGAAGGTGAAACAGGTATGCAGCCGTTTATGGCCGCAGAGCATTGGAGTCAGAAGACCGCTGCCGCTATCGCATTGGAAAGCCGTTTGAAGACAAATATACAGGATTTGGCCAACTATCAAAAAGGCAGTGCGCTGGACAAGATTTTGATTCACCTGAAATACATATCGGTCAATCCTGAAGGTTATTTGAAAGACCTGCTAAAGAACAGAACATTTACGCAGCCAATAACAGACGAACAGCTTGAGCAACTATGGACACGACCGCCTACCTTAAACGAAATGCAGCAGGTCGCCTACCGTATCGTAGTGGACAGCCAGTTCGCCCAGACCCTCGCTTCCAAACCTATACCGTGGAACAACCCGTTCTTCCGCGTGGCAATGAAATTCAAGACCTACTCAATAAATCAGACTCGCTGGGTATGGAACGAGGCGGTTAAGCAAGCTCTGAAAGGAACATACCGGCCACTGCTGCTGTACTTTGCTTATAGTGCTTTGATTGGTGAGATATGGAATCTGTCACGCGATCTTATCCGCGGCGGTGACAACTCCATTACGTCAATGTTGGCCAACAGGGAGGAAAAGCGTAACGCCAAAGACATCACTATGGCCATCTTTAATAACTTTACTGACGGCACTGGTCTTGGTATTATCGCTGATTTAGGCTACGGTCTGGGCAGTATGGCTATGGGGCCTGTTGGCGGTACAGTCAAGAACGTAGGCCAGTGGGCAGGTAATTTACGACATCCTCTGACCGCTACTGAAAAGCTGATTCGTCAGGAGTTCACAGCAATGAAAGACGCCAGTGGTTTGATGAATCGTTTTGATGCCTGGTTTATCAATCAAAACAATCACTATTTTGAATATGTTCGTACCCGTGACAGGACTTTCGATTTTGACACGAAAAAGAAAACAACTACTCTAACAGACAAAGCTTGGCAGACGGCCAAACAAGTCGCTATTGGCCCGACGCGCTATCAAGACATCTTACCTTATGAATACGCGGCCAAGCAGATAACCATAGGTGATATAGACGACGCGGCGGACTATCTTGCCGATGCTATTCGCGCTGACTCTCGCGATACAGAGACAATTCGTCGCAGTATAGAAAGGTCAATGCGCAATTACTCTCCATTAGGTCATCTGGCTGAAGAAGACAAAGCGGAGTTTATGAAACAGTTCGACCCCGCTGACCGCCGAAGTATGGAAACACTGCAAACCAAATGGCTTGCTGACTATAAAAAAGCCACAGACAAAGCGTTCAAAATGGCAAACAAGAAAAACACTTCAAACAGGAGGTACGAATGAAAAAGCTAATGTTCTTAATTATTGTTCTTTTAACTGTAGTCACTGCGTATGGTAAGACCACTCGTATTGTCGGCGGCTCGAATACTCGCGTGTATACAGCAGAAGCAGACCCTGTTTTTGACGAATCTGACGCTAATACAATCGACGCTAATGACATAAACAACTGGAATGACACATATGCCTGGGGGCTGACTTTCGACGGCAATGAACACGACCCCTGCTTTGCTGAGTGGCTGGCGACATTTGACAATAATGAAACTGACCCCTGCTATAAGCTGAATACTTATGCTGTCGGGATGAACCAGGATGTGAATACTACGGCGAGTCCGCAGTTTGCAGGAGTTGATGCCGGAAATTTGTATTCTACCGCCTCTCAAACATATCTCGGAGTTCATTCGGGGGGATGGGGAGAAGATTTTATTTGTAACAGTACTTCCAGATTTAATGCCGCTGTTACTATAAATCCGAACTATCTTTACCTGCTTGGAACTGAAAACGGAGTAAATAAAGCGTCTTTTCTCTGCGGAGCAACAGGCGACTTATCTATAACCTGTACCGGCGGAGATATTGACTTCGGGGATGGAAATTTAACAACAACAGGTACTATAGGTGGAGTAACAATGGTAAATGGAGACATTACCTCTGGAGGAGTACTAAGCTTAACTGATTATACCGATGGTATATTGAAAATTGCAAGTGGTGTGGTTGGAACGGCTGCCGCCGGAACTGACTACGATAATTACTGGACTCGTACCGGAACAGTAATGACCACCAGAACGGCGGGGGATACTTTAACACTAACTGGACACTTACTGTTTACTGATGCTACTTATGATATTGGTGCTACTGGTGCGACAAGACCAAGAGATTTATTCTTATCGAGGAACGCTACGATTGGCAGTTTGACTTCCGGCAGAATACCTTACGCCTCAACCGCCGGTCTTCTAATTGATTCAGCTACCCTGACTTTCGATGGCGAATCGCTTAATCTGAACGGAAACGTTTATGTTGACGGATATGTTAATTCGGCCAGTGGCTTTAATATAACGGACGGGGGTTACGGCGTTACACAGGACGTTGCCGTTATGACCCCAGGCTCAGTACAGAAAACCCTTCATATTGTCGGTGGAATTATAATTGAAGTTACCTCGCCGTAATAAAAACAGGAGTGATATAATTATTAAAAGGAGATAAAAATGGAAAAAGTAAAATGTTTCATACTTGGTATGGCAGTAATGTTGATTATTGGTTTGGGAGTATGGCTGCACTGGCGTATTGGCAATGTCGAGCGGACAACCGCACAGATTGTACAGTTCTTAAATCAAGCACAGCAGAAGCAACCTGCACAAACAACAACAGCAGCACCTTAATATGAAGGAATTGACGATGCCTCCTGATTGTGAAAAAACAATGTACAGTACGGTATGCAAAGACAGATTCGACGACCAGAACAGACGATTTGATGAATACGGCGTAAAACTTGATGAGATACTGACTGCTCTTAAAGGCAACGGTAAGATAGGGCTTTGTGAAACTGTTCGCAATCAAGCAGCTCGTCTCGATACTATCGAGGCTGAACACAAAGACGTTAAGCAGGCTATGCGGGGTGTCGTCAAATGGATATTTGGTATCGTAGGCGGCTCGTGGCTGCTGGTCAAATCGCCTGAGATTATTGCCTGGATAAAGAACATACTTTAATGGACAAAGACAAAGAAGCTCAATACGTTCAGGCAGTAGAACCGTTAAACGCCAAAGTAAAACAGCTTGAGCAGGACATTGAAAAACTGCAACTGACTCTTGACTTCGAGCGTGCAGAGAAAGCAGAGTTACAGCAGATTATTGACAGTTTGGATGATTGACAATGGACAAGCCGTATATAAAATACAGCAAGACAACACATTACAAATACCGTCTCGAAGAAGCATACGAAGCTCAGACAGACATCTGCCCGCCGGAGAACTTTGAGAATGATGAATTTGCAATGGACAAGAGCGGTCTGCTGCTGATTAAACGGCTCTATCCTTCTGACGGCCCAAGTGGGCCTACTATAGACACGGCCAGCTTTATGCGGGGGGCATTTATCCACGATGTCAGAGCCGAGGCAATGCGCTTAGGAGTATTGCCTCCTTCTTTCTTTGCAGCCATAAACGACGAGCTTAGGCAAAACTGTCTGCAAGATGGTATGTGTAAATTCAGGGCTGATTATGTCCATTTTTTCGTTTCAATAACGAACAACTGGTGTCATAAAACAACAAAACCAGAGCATCCGATATTGACAGCACCATAAACATTTTCTCCTCCTTCTAAAGCTCGCCCTACATTCGCCGGGGCGGGCTTTTTTGCCTCTCTGTTGACATATAAAAAAAATTATTTCACTATCTAAAGCCTTATTCTATAATCAGTTATGAAAAGTGATGTTTTTTTCTGTTGATGTACCCTATTTACATCTTATAAGCAAACCTGTATTGTGAATACTGATGAACAAAACGAAACAAGACAAAACAACAGTAAAACAATGTGTTTGGCGAATGTATCAGAGTAATCCCGCCGCTGATGACACCCAGATACAAAACGGCGTAGCCATCTTGTTAGGCATTGAATACATACCTACGGCAAGAACACTGGCGACGTGGAGAGTAGAGTTCAGAGAGCAGGGCATCCCAATACCTGACAGGAGGCAGACCAAATGAGTAACAATCCGGCTTATGACAAAGCGTTAGAATCTTTTAAGACCGCGATTATCAAACAAGTTCTTGCAGGCGCAATACAAGGGATTCATATTTTACCAGATTGGTTGTGGAAACAGTTCAAACAAAGTTTCGATGCAGGCTGGTCTGCCTGTGGCAAGGCAATAATGGAGCAGTTAAAAAAAATGAGAACAAGAACTGACCCTGCTGCTCTTTGGCTTTTGGTATTTCCTTTGGCTGCTGGGTTATACTGGTTAATACGTTTGATTCGTTGGATTATCTAAAATGGATACACGTAGGGACAAACTTGTTGCTCTTCAGTCATTTGCCAATATCGAAACCGGTGAGCTTGACCTCTCGAAGTTTGTCTATGAAAATACGCTCTATGAAAAAGCCGTGAAGATGAAACAGTTGGCCTCCAAGATAGCCAAGTGCCGCGCCTGTCCTGATATGAATATCAAACTCTATACTGAAAGCTGTCCAGGGTGGGGCAATCTCAATGCACAGGTCTTTTTTGTCGGCCAATCACTACACGAACCAGGTGTGCTGAGCGGTCTGCCCTTTATACAGGGCTGTGGATACAGTATTGATGCCGCTTTGCGCCTGTCAGGCTTATTACGGAAAGATGTATTCTTCAGCAATGCCGTACATTGTCACCCACCGGCTAACAGACCGTCCACACAGGGGGAAAAAGACAACTGCATCCATTTTCTGCTGCAAGAGCTGGACATAGTTCAACCCAAACTCATAGTTGCACTGGGTAATGATGCGAGAGACGCGATTGAGCTAATTCCACCATCGGTAAAAGCTATGAAAAACAAAACAAAGGTTTTGAAAATTAAACATCCGGCATCATTTATGTACTCAGCACCGGAAGAGCGTATCGGATGGATTGTGAAACTGTCACTCGAAATTGACAAGGTGCTTAATGCCGATTTATGACCATATAATAATAAATCATTGTGGTAGTAATCTACCTCCAGGTGTCAGTGACGCGGATATACCTGGTAACAGGCTTGAGGACATCGAACCAGCCAGAGGCGGTGCTGACCCTACGCTGGTCAAACAATGGATGTCTGATATGGGCCGAGGCAAAACGATATTGAATTTTGGCGAATGGCTGAGGAATTACAAAAATAGATGAGAGGCCAGATAACATTGCGAAAAATGCTCGACGAGCTACTTGAAGTCGAAGAAGGACTGTCACCGTGGGAGATAAATTTTCTTGACAGTTTGAACGGATGGGCCAGTGACTTTACGCCAAAACAGGCGGCAACACTCGAAAAGATTTGGGACAGGGTTTTGGGGTAAAAATATGACAAGAGATGAAATACTAAAACTGATGATAGCGGGAACACTGGTGCGCAAGTTAGAAAACACAGATACGGTAGAAGATACAGAGGACTTTATTGCACGGCAAGTGAACGGTGTTTTGTATCGGTTTACTTCTAACATCGACATAAACAAAATAACCCGGCAGGAGTTCGAGCATATCTGTTTATGAACATACTTGAAAAATATAAATCAGCCCGCTTCTATACCGCTCTGTGCAAAGAGCAACGGCGCATATTTGATATTTGGACAGGTCTGCATCTTGACCACAAGCCGTTAATTGCCTGCGATACTGAAACCACCGGCGTTCAATTCGGACTGCCTACTGTCCTTTGCGAAAAAGGTTATACTACAGATACCGTGAAGGCGTCGCCCGCGAAATTAGTGCCTGATGTCCGAGTGTTCGGCATCTCGGCTGCGATAGAACTAAACGGGATTATTAACCTATTCTGGGGCAGATTAGGCAGTCCGCTTTTTCTTGATTTGGTTAAATTGTTACAGACACCGGGGCCAAAGGTCTTTCACAATGCCCGCTATGATGTAAGGGCTTGTTCTGTATCAGGTTTTGAAATAGCACCACAGATTGAGTGCAGTTATATAATGTCACGGATAGTATGGGACAGACGACAGAAGCACTCTCTGCAAGCTCTATCAGAATTTCTATGTCCTGAGTTGAGCGACTGGAAGACCACTGTAGGTAAATACTTCAACAAAGACGAAGGGCCGACGCCATTGCTGAAGAAGATGTTTCCCGATGTTGAGCCTGAACAGCTTAATTACTCTTTCATACCTGATGCTGAAATGGCTAAGTATTCGATGACCGATACCTTCATTGGCCTGATGTTGGCTCAGCGGCTGATGCCTGAGATACAAACCAATTTTCAAGACATCTACGACCGTGAAAAAAAAGTGTATCCAATAATCAACAAGATTGAAGACAGAGGTATGCGCTTCGATGCTGCCAAAGCTCGTAAGCAGGCCAGACTACTGGATATGCGTATGGCTACCAGTATGAAGCAGATGATATGGATAGCAGATGAGCATAATCCAAACAGCCCCAAGCAGGTCTTGGCCGTGCTGTTGGCTAATGGTATCAAGAGGTCACAACTTACTGTAAAAGGCAAACTCACCACAGACCAATTAACTTTAACAAGTGTAGCAAAGGCAATAGCATCCACTTCGCCCCATAGTTTGCCGATGATATATTTGTATATAATAGCTTTGCTGGTTTACAAGACCTGTGCTAAAATCAACAACACTTATCTGAAGCCGTTGGCGGACAGGGCAGACAGGACAGGCGGTATAATTCATTGTCACATCAATCCAGCTGATGCACGGACGGGGCGTATGACCTGTTCAGACCCTAATTTACAGAACCAGCCCCGTGGTGATTCTGTGCGGTCGTGCTTCATCTGCCGTGACGGGTACACAAATTATTATTTCGATTACAGTCAGATGGAAATGGTCATCTTCGGCGTCTTTGCACAGGAGCCAAGAATACTGACTGCATACGAAGAAGGTGAAGATTTACATACATATACAGCCTCACAGGTATATAAAGTTTCACTTAGTGAAGTTACTAAAGAGCAGCGGCAACAATGTAAGTCAGTCAACTTCGGTATCATATATGGTATCGGCATCATTGCATTAGCCAAAGATATTGGTCAGACAGTTAATAATGCAAAAGCTCTGTTAGAACAGTATAACAGAACATTTCCGTCTATTCGTCGTTTCCAGTGGGAGTGCAAACAGGAATTAGAAAGATATGGGTACGTTCAGGATTGGTTTGGCCGTCGCTATCATATACCATACGGTCAGGCTTACAAAGCTGTTAATGCTCTGGTGCAGGGAACGTGCGCGAGTATATTCAAGCAAGCGTTAATCAATGTTGCTGAAGAATTAGACAACGAGAGAGAAAGTATTATACTGCCAGTCCACGATGAGATTCAAATTGAAGTGTTGCAAAAAGGTATACTTGAATATGTCTTTACAAAAACCATTATTAGAAAAATGACAGAAATCGCTCAAGTCACTGACCGTGGACTGAGGTTACGGGTGGACGTGGCCAAATCTGTTTCTAATTGGGCTGAAAAAGTAAAAATAAAAATATAAGGAGAACAAAATGGCAAAAACACAAAAAACAACAGCAACAATAGCAGGCGTACCATCAACTGAACTGGTCCGCATCGAGAAAGAGACTAAGCCTGTCGTACTTGCAGCAGGCAAATTAGTCATCAAAGACAGTGACAGCGAGACCGAAGCGTATCAGGTGCTGACACAGATTAAGAAGCACATCGACGGTATCGAGGCCAAGCGTACGGCCATTACCAAGCCGCTCAATGCTTCGCTCAAAGAGGTCAATGCCTTGTTCAAACAGTTGACAAAGCCGCTGACTCAAGCTGATACCATTATCCGTGATAAGATACTCAGCTTCCGCCAAGTCAGAGAAGAACAGGCCCAGGCGAGGCAGCAGAAGTTACTTGAGAAGGCGCAGAATGAGCCTGACGAGGCCAAAGCGGAACAGTTGCAGATGAAGGCCGAAGCAGTATTGGCTAATGTCGGCGACTCACAGACCACAAAGCGATGGACTTTTGACCTCGTGGACATAGCCAAAGTGCCTGTACAGTATCTTGACATTGACAACGGTGCGATACGAGAGGCCATACGGCAGGGCGAGCGGGACATACCTGGACTGAAAATTTACCAAGAAGAAAGTGTTCGCGTAGTATAGAACGTCGAAACATATTTTTTTAGAAGGAGATACCAATGTCACCTAAATTATTAGTATTGTTACTGTCCTGCTGTCTGTTTGCAGCAGGCTGCACGGCAGAACAACTGCAAACAGCGCAGGATGTTCTAAAAGTCCAGCAAGTCGTGGACGCTAAAACAGCCGCAGTTGAGTCAGTATGGGCAGACCCGAACCTAACACAGGCTGAGAAGCAGTATGCCACGGCGGTCATATTAGGTCAAGGCGCCGTTGACACCGGCCTGACCATACCAGCAGACAACAACACACTGATGACGATTATGCAGACGGCATTAACCACCTATGTGAACTGGAATCCGTCTAAAGTTAGTATTAGTATGCTGATTGCTCTGGCGCTTGTGGCTTTGAGAAAGAAAAAATGAGATTTAAGCGACGACCAAAACCTGTTGACCCGAAAAAGATAGTAATTCTGCGCGACGACCGTGAGCATAAACCATGGTCGTTCCTGTCTCAGCAATGGCCTGTCAAGATTAAACGTCTGGCTGTCGGCGACTACACCGTGGAAGGATACGAATCTAAGATTGCGATTGAAAAGAAGAGCGGCTTCAAAGAACTATTCGCCAACCTGACCAGTGGTGACAGACCCCGCTTTGAGCGTTATCTGGGCAGGCTGGGTAAATTTCCGGTCAAGTGCATTGTGGTCGAGGATGCCTTTGTGGATGAGCAGATTGCTTATACGTCGAAGATATTGCAGAGGAAAGGTAGTCAGTTGACTCCGCAGACAGTTTATTATTGGTCTGCTAAGATAATATGTGAATATGGTATACCATTGTTTTTCTGTTCGCCAAGCTCGGTAAGCAGATTCGTCCCTGCTTTGATAATACAGGCTGTAAGAAAGGCTGATACATTATGAAAGAATGGCTAAAAAGAAACAGCGTTACTTGCGGAGTTTTAGTGCTTCTATTACTGTTGTTGTATGCCAACACTTTTAGTAATAAGACAGGTATGATTGTAAGCAGTATAGAAGGCACACGGATTGTTCTGCCTGACTGCACTGAGCCAAACCAGATAACATTCACGGTGGAGATAAAAGACATCAACATAAGAGGCGTAAAATGAGTGACATAACACCGTCAACAAAACTCAAGTGTGTAACTGTCCACAAATTACAGGACACAAGCTGTTTGCGTAAATACTTCTGGAATCGCGTGTTGAATCTGGAGAGCCGCAAGGTGAACCTCAATTTTCATTACGGCTCTGTTCTGCACGCGGGCTTTGAAACCCTCTTGATGACGCATAACATCAGCAAAGCCCTGTTCGCTTTGACAACCGAGAGTAAGAAGCGACAGAAACGCTATACCATCACTACAGAAGATTTGGACGAGCTTGACCTTCAGGTACAGATAATTCAACTGTTCATCAAGGCTGCTTCCATCCAACCGTGGGTCAACCGCTTGAAGATGCTGTGGACGGAGAGACAATTTAGATGTCAGGTAGCCGACACCGGCGTGACCTTCTGCTCACAGGTTGACGGCGGTGGCTCAGCAGGTAAAGATGATGTGCTGTTTGAAATCAAAACAGCCAAGAGTGTCAATAACTCTTACTTCGAGGCACTGTCTTTTGACCACCAGATACACGGCTACGGTTATCAAATGCAGCAGGAGCATCAGCGATTCCCCAGTAAGTGCGCTTTCTGTGTGTTCAGAAAACCTTCTAAATATATCAAAAAGGGCCAGAGCCGCGAGGCTTTCGTACAGGAAATCAAAACCGATTTGTTTAAGCGGCCTGAGTGGTATTTCATTGCCGACCCGCAGACCCACCAGTTCCCGTATATGCTGACAATGGGCCGTAATACTATTGAGCAGACGGGTAGAGATGTTGTCAGAGCTACACAGATATTGCAAAAACAATACCAGTGTCCTGAGAAAGAAATACTTAACCCATATCACTGGCCGTGCAACGACAAGCAGTGCCTTAATTATGGAGCTTGCACATATCTGCCGTTGTGCCGCAATATGGCCAAATGGCAATTATACACACGGCTGTACCAACAACGCGAATGTATATATGCTGAAGAACAGAAAGAGTTACAAAGATGATACCTTTTCCAAAGAAAAAATACAGGACTATTCTTATTGACCCTCCTTGGCCGATGAAGTTGACAGGGTTATACCAGACGCGCAAATTGCGGCCTGCTAAATTAGTTTACCCTGTGATGTCCGTTGATGAAATAAAGCAACTTCCGATAAATAACTTAGCAGAACAAGGATGCCATCTCTGGTTATGGACAACTAATCAGTTTATGGAAGCTGGCTTTGCGTTAATTCGACACTGGGGTTTTAAGTTTCACGCCCCAATACATTGGATAAAACCGTCTGGTTGTGGCAATTATTTTGTTCATCGAACACAAACTATACTGTTTGCCTACAAAGAAAAGTGCCAGTTTAACAAAGGTCGATACCGGCCAAATATAATAGAGACGGGTATTCCTGAAAAACACTCACAAAAACCTGAAGAAAGTTATCGTTATATTGAAGACATATCTGACAGTCCACGCATAGAACTATTTGCACGGCAACATCGTGTGGGCTGGACTGTCTGGGGAAATGAAGTTTAATAGAAAACAGAAAGGAATCCTTTATGGCTTTTGTTCAATCAAACAACAGTAATTCAGACCAGATAGCAGCGGCAGCGTATAAAAAGAAGGCTGCTAATATAGTATTTGAGGTTAATGCCACTAAACAAGGCAGCAAATTCTTAGACCACCTGATACTGCTTTACGGTGAACCTAAAATTGGTAAGACTACCCTGTTTAGTAAGTTTCCAGGCGTATATTTTTTGCCCACCGAACCTGGTTACAGAGCTGTTAAAGTCAGAAAGACGCCTATACCCGACTGGGCTACATTTAGACAGTTTGTTCTTTGGGCTGAAGGACATCCAAATGATATTAAGGACACTAAGTTGTGGTGCATCGATACTGTAACTAATCTGAGTAAGGCAGCAATGCAATGGGTCTGCGGCAGAGACGGTATCAGCCATCCGTCCGATGAAGAATGGGGGAAGGGGTGGGAGGCGTTTGGCGATGAATTCGCTTTCTGGGTCTTGCGGCTGGTCAATCTTGGCAAAGGCGTCGCTTTCATAGCACACTCAAAGACCCGCGAGATTGTCTCTCGCCGTATAAAGGTGACAAAAGAAGTGCCGGACTTGGCCAAACGAACATACGGATTCATAAATCCGCTCGTGGATATGATTCTGAATATGGGCTTTGTCGAAAGAGGCAGAGATGAAGATGCTCTTGGTGAAAAGCGTTGTATCTATACAAAACCCACGGAGATTAGAGATGCAGGTGACAGAACAGGTAAGCTGCCGGATTGCATAGAATTTAAAACAGAGCAGGAAGCCGTGTTCAAAATAATGAGAGCGTTTAACAAGGCTGAATAGACAGAAAGGAGTCGATATGCTTGTACTAACTCGAAAGGTCAACGAATCACTTGTTATCGGTGATGACATAAAAATCACCATAGTTGGCATGAACGGCTATAAAGTTTGTATTGGTATTACAGCGCCCAAGTATGTATCTGTTCACAGAGAAGAAGTTTACAACGATATACAAGCTGAAAAAAAGCAGAGTAAGGAAAACAAATAATGGCAAAAGAACCTATCAAAATCAAGAAAAGTGAAGACGAACCAGAGACAACAGAGTTGCTGGCTCGAAGTATCGTGCAGGTGGCCGAAGGTTTCGAGAAAATCAGAAAAGGGCGGCTGAATCAGCGCGCAATTATAGTTCTGCTGCACGATGGCATTGGAGCAGCTAACATTACTAAGCGGCAGATTATGCTCGTTCTCGACAACCTGCCGCGTCTCAAAGCGTGGTATATCAAAGACTAAAAAATTGTAAGTAAGTAGAACGTACGTTTTATTAACCCTTATGTAGTTTAGGAGAACACGATTATGTCACCAGTCAAAAAGTTAGTAAAGAAATTTGTCAAACCCGCAGCAGGCAAAGGCGGCAGTGCAGCCGATAGCCTCGCAGACCTGCAAAAAGAGTGGGATGCAGCCGAGGCAAGGACATTCGGCGCTCCCCTGCCCGATGGCCAGTACGAGGGAACAATCGAGGAAGTTCTCATCGAAAAATCCCGTAATGGTCGTTTGCAGTGCCGCTGGAATCTGATAGTCACGTCAGGTGACTGTGTTGGCCGCCAGATAAGGAAGTTCAACGGCCTGGTTACACAGGACAATCTGTCGTGGTTCAAAGGCGATTTGGCCGCACTGGGTCTTGAGCCGCCAACAAGTATGTCGGACATCGGCGACGTACTCGAACAGGCGCAGGGTATGTGCATTGCGTTCCAGGTGAGAAGCAGGGACGAGTTTACCAACGTGGACTTCATCGGGCCATTAGAAGGTGGTGAGGCAACAGAACAGACAGAAGCCCCCGCCGAGGAAGCCGTTGAGCCATCTGGTGACACCCCAACTAAGGCGGACATCAAGAAGATGAAACGCATCGAACTGGTCAAGCTGGCCAAAGAATACGGTCTCGACCCTACGGATTACAAGAAGGACGATGATCTCAAGGACGCTTTGATTGAGGGACTGGGACTGTAATGTTATACCGGCCCCCTGCGGGCAACGTCACAAGATGACGACACGGCTAATGATGTCCGAAAGGAAAAGCGTATGGGTCGGTATTTGTAAACAAAGGATGATGGTCAGGAATGACTAACTGCTGAGCGCCGTTCAGGGATGATTAGGCAACGGCGCTCAGCTCTTTTTTTGAATTTACACAGCTATGCCATATAAACTGTCTAACAGGCGTATTGCCGAGGCCAGGAGGCGTCTGGCTGCCCAGCCAGAGCAAAAAGTCGGCTCAGCCCGACCCATAGCAGACCCCAAAGCGGCCTTGAGGCAATAATGGCTTCCAGCAGCAAGCCAAAAGCGCGGTCTGAGTTCTATCCCCAGTTCTGCCTGACCTGTCAGCACAGTTATATTTCGGTGAAAAAGTCTCGAAGCTGTCCATACTGCGGAAGTCATAATACTGTAAATTATAACAGAGATATGTATTTCAAAGCGGCAGGGACAACAATCGACACAAAGACCTGCCCGCCTGACAGAAAAAGGCCGTGGTAATCCCTTTAGCCCCACTGAGAGGCCATTAGCCGCTATTTCCACACGCGGGTCAGCAACGCCGCTTCTTTTATCTGCCACATTTTATTACCATTTTCAGTGCGCATAGTTATAAGCTCAAGCATTAAAAGGTCATCGAGCCACTGGCGTATGATACTATCTGTAAAACCTATTTTGGCAACTACGTCTTTTGTCGGAACAGAACGAGGCCATGCGTCATAGAGTATCCGCAGTGTTTTCAGCCGTTTAAGTGTAAGGGAGTCAAGCGCAACCTTATGAACAAGTCTTTGTATTTCCGCATCAATATAGCTCTTACCATGTACTATCGCTATACCAACAGCAAGATTACATAACTGTTTATGCAGACGCACAGTTGCTTCAGGTGAAGGCATTTCCGGTTCCCGTGTATATTTATCACGACTGACCTCACACCTGGCCCTGGTAGCGTATTGAGCAAGCTCTAATATCTTGGCACGCTGAGAATCACCAATAGTTACTTTTATAAGAGGCGTAGCAAGAATTTCAGCGGCTGCTGCTTTTATCTCAGCCTCCTGCTGTACAGTGCTTCTGTTATACTCAGTTGCTTTCCAGCAGCGTCTATAGTCCTCATCCTTACTTATATCAGGCATACGGCAGGTCAGAAACCTTTCGCCTAATTCCGCGAGCAAACCTTTGTGCTTGTCAATAATAGGTGTCACAGCCGCTATAATGCCAAACTTGGCCCGATAAGTAATAGGTTTTTCATCCATTCCTGTTTTTCGTGTATGACTGCCGTCATAACAATCCCGCAACTGGCCCACAATCTCATGCAGTGTTTCATACTGTGCGCTAAGGATAGCTGTAAAATCTTTGATTATCATTGTTTTGCCATCTAACTGCGGCAACAACGAGTGGTCAACTTTCGGCCTGCCTTTAACACCTTCTTCCCGTGGAGCTACATACGCCGATACAAGACTATGCTTTGTTAAAGTGCTTATCTGCACAACACCATCACCCTGAAAAGCCTGTAGTATCTCAGTTTTGCCTGACGATGGCACACCAACAAGATACAACCACACAGGCTTACTATCCAGTTTATTGGCCATCAGCACACCACAAACAATGTCTATGTACGACATATCATCTATAACCATGTATTTAGCCAATACCTTCTTAAATCGCGCTAACGGGGTCAACTTCTTCAGCATAATAATCTCCTAATTTGGAAAAACACGGTTTTTAGCGAATAATCGAATAATATACCTCCTCTCTCCCCCACACACAATATAAAAAAAAATAAATATCCTTATATAATAAAGGTGTGTATATAGCCTTTTTGGTAGTAAGACAGCGGTATGCTCTTTTTGGTGTCAAAAACGCAGTATGCTGAATAAGAGATAAAAAAACTGCCTGCCGTGCCAGTGAGACAGCGGACAGACAGTTCGGAGGGAGAAAAAAATTTATATCATACTGAGTTCTTAAACTTGGCAACAGTTACGGCTTATCCTTCTCTGCAAATTCGCTGCAGAAATCATTGGCGTAAGTTTCGGGCCAATTGCCTCTTAATCCGCCTTTAACAGTTGGCCTTCCCCTGTATTCTCTTTTATCAGGAGGGTATCTATGACAATACCCCCATTCTACTGTTTCTTTTTTTACAATAGTTAAATCTTCGACCGACCACCACCTGCAATCTTCGCACTTCATTTTTCCTTCCTTTCCGATAAATCGCCTTCAGGAAACGTCCCGTTTAGATAGCACCTGAACAGATACCAGATGCAAGCCAGAATGATAATACCCATAAGAGCAAGTATCGCTACAACCGACCAAAATGCTACAAACCAAACGCAGGTCATTTCTTCTCCTTTTGCCCTGCGGCGGCAAGAGCGGCTTCGAGTTCTGCAATCTGTTCAACTTGTTCCCACAACAATACATCCCCGTTTAGATGAAAGCCGTCGATACCCCGTGAGTCATTTACTATGCCCAAAAAATCTTTGATACTCGTCGCCAATTTCTCAATCAACTCGTCTTTGGCGGAGAGTTGCTGTTGTTTTGTGGCAACCATATACATTACATTGTCTGCTAAATCAGGCAACACACATTCAGGGTCGAATAATTTACCAAATTCATCGAAGACGCGGCAAAGATTTTTGATATGTTTTTGTTCGCTTTTTAGCCGTTCCACCTCCGCCGTAAGTAATCCCGCCTTCCTTGACCACACACCAATCTCTTTAATGGCTTCATCGCGTTGCGCCGTGAGGGAGGAAATCTGCTTATCCTTCTTATCCGACTGCTCTTGTAAATCCTTCTTCAAATCTTCTGATAAGCCAAGTAAATTTCTTGAGGTAAGATTAGCTCGCTCAGCGTCAGCAATCTGTTTTTCTGCCCACGCTCGGTATGTGCCGAGGCCGCGACAGTCGGGACATTCGCCCGTAGAATACCCTTCGCCATCTGGGTAGTTTTGTGGTCTATCACAACTGCCGATTCCTTTGCACGTCGGACACATATTTTCCTCCTGCACAGAGGCGAGAAGGGCAAGGGCGCGATTAAGGTCGATAGATACGCCGAGGTCGCCTTCGCTTCTATCGTCCATAACCAATTCCCATCGGCTCATTGCTTTTTCTATTCTCTCTTTTATTTCCTGTAACTGATTTCCTGTCATTTTTCATTCTCCGTTTCCAACGCCAGCAATGCGGCAATTATCCAGTGGTAGGGAGTGGCTTTGCGCTCTAACCATTCTTGGAAAGGGTATCCCTGTGGGTCTAATTCCCATACCCGCATAAGGGCTTTTCTATATTCACAATAAGTGAGCAATGATTTACAAGCTTTATCCCTCAACTCAAACGCCAAATCTCCAAGCAAGCCGGTGAACGGGTCAGGGATTTGGCAAACTTGTGGCTCATTAGCATCTGGCAATCTATTGTCGCCTTGACCGCATTTGATACATTGCCATCTTTGAACGTGTTTTCGGAAGCGTACATAATCAAACACACAGTAATATGGATTCGGCGTTACCCTTTCCCAGACAGGCAGTTTGACCATTGCTTTCCGAAACTCCGGCTCGTTGCCGATAAGCGGAATAAGGTCTATGGCGGTCATAACGCCCTCCCGCAGCGCACACATCTATAAGACCACGGATATTTTTTATGCCCGCGCAAGAAACATATAACTTTCTTAACCATTCTAATCATCTTCCACCTTAACCTTCTCTAATCCCGCCTCTTTATGATATGTGGGGTCTTCGTCGTTTTCCAAATCCAACACGGGAACCCACCACTGTTGGCTAAATATGCGGTCGGCCAGAACAGGTAATATCTTTCCTTCGCCAAGCCATCCCTTTTTAATTCTTGCCTTGTCTCCTTTTCGCCATTTCATTTTAACTCCTCAATAAACTTGACAACGCCATAAATAGCACAAAACACTATAAATCCAACTATCAATTCTATTACCGCATAAATAAGCAGGACTTTGGTTTTTATCTTCATTTTCCCGCCTCAACCTTTCTAATCTCGGACTTGATTTTATCGGGGTCAATCAACTCTGTTGGTATATCAGGGTATTCAGGGTCTATAAATTTTTGCCGCAAAGCCCACTTCAAAGCGGCAAGCCAACCACTCTTGCTTGCTCTTATACATTCTGGTAAAAGATACCCCTGTCTTTCATCCCATTTTTCAAACGCCGACTTGCTCATTTTTTACTCCAAGAAAAAACTACACTTCCAACGACAAAAACCCAAACAAAATCTTCGCCATAAAAAGATTCAGAGCAAGTCCAAAATCTAAACCGATACGGGCCTCTATTGGACTTTATATTTAATTTCCAGATTCTCATTTTGCTCTCACCTTCTTGGCCTTGACGGGGACAAGCTCGTAAACCACCTTATTGTCTCCGGTTAGTGTTTTTAATTGTTGCACTGCCTGCCAAAATGTTAGTGGGTTTACGAAACAAGCGGGATTGAATTTTGTTTCGTCGTCTTTACCATAAACCACCTGCCCTTTTCCCGTAAATCCCACTACAAACCTATCTTTTCTCTTTGCCATTACTTCGTTCTCCTTTCCGCTCGTTGTTTTCTTTTTACGATTTTTTATTCGGGAACAAAACATTTCGCACGCCGCTTGCAATTCCGTAATCTTAGATTTGGCTTTTAGGCAAAGTGCCTGATAAAATTCTTGACTTACATATTTATTGGTTTCGGCATATACGCCAAGCGTTAACACTAAACCGTTAGTATCTTCTGTCTGTTTCTCAAATTCACTCACTTTACTCATTTTCCCACCCCCTGCGATAAACCGATTAACTGGCAACCAAGAGTAAAAGCGTCGGCTTTGGAAAAGCTCATTCCCGCAAACATTATATAATTACGATTATATATATGGGCAGAAGCTCCACCAATCGTTTCCGTTTTCCCATCCTTGACTTTTTGCGTCTCCGCAACAAGGTCGAGAAGATTGAAAAGAAACACATTGTTAGCAGATTCGCTATCAATAAGTTCCTTCAAAAGAACTGCCTCAAGATTATACCGCATAACAATAATGCCATATTTTTCTTTATAAACATCGCCAGCCCTTACCTCCCTTTTCTCCGGCTCGTCAGAGACAATCTGAATGTCGTCCGCCTCAATCTCCAGAGAATCACCCGCCGCCTCAAATAGGCTGTGTTTAAGTTTTTTTATCCTTGCTTTCATTTTTCCGCCTTTCTAAAATAAAACAGCCCGCCGCTTCAGACCTTTCTTCTTTCCCTGTTTGCTTTAACCTTCAGGTTTATCCAGTTATGCTCTGAGCAAATCCTTATTGTCGTGAATGTTGCCGATAACCTCGTAATAACCAGCATCGAAACTTGCTTTTTTGAATTCGTAAATTCCACCATTTATTGACTTCAAAACCCACCGATTAAAATGCCACATCACGAGATATATTTCATTCCAAGGGGTTTTAATAATGTCGGATTGGTATATCTCTTTATTGTCTTTATCGCGCGGCAGGTCCGTAAACTGCCCGACCGCGCCGGGGACGACCTCAACAATGTCGCACGACAATCTTAACTGTTTGCCAAGCAGGCAAGGTAAAATAGAAAGCTCGTCATTAACAAGAATAATAAACGTGCTATTGCCCCGACGTAAAAGATTACCTTCCGCCCATCCATCGCCATCCTTCTGCTTGCCTCTGAATTTTATCTGTCTGTTCATAATTGTTCCCTGATTCGCATTTCACATTCCCGTTGTTTTTTCATTTTTCTTCCGCCCTCTACGTACTTTACTCATTTCAAAATCAGTCCTAAAAAACCAAGAGCCAAAATAATAGCAATTAAGCTACCGGCGACCATAATGGCGACTACGAGATGAAGAGTGTTGGCTGAGACGCCACCCTTTCCATTTTTAGCGCCAACATTGAGGAAGCATCCACCAATAAAAACTGCCGACGTCATACACGCGCATAACAAAATTAAAATTAGACTCATTTTGCCTCCTGCTTTTACTCCTCCCTGTTCATTATCTTCGCATCTATAAGTCCGGCCCCCGCCACAAGCGAGGGCTGTGTGAACAAAAGCCCGCCCTCAACAAGAAGGCAGAGAAGCAGGGCGTAATTATTGCAAATAACTTTCAAAAAAAATATCGTCCCAGCTTCTTTCCGCCCACCGGCTTGCCATTAAAGCAAAATCAGCGAGATTCACTTTGCCGTCAGCGTTGTAATCTCCGCAATCATCAGGATTAAATAAACTATCGCCAAGCCATTCTTCCGTAAATATACCGGCACAAAAGGGGCTGGACTTTATCTTCCTGGAATAGTCAACGAAGTTTCTTACGGTTAAAGAAGGTATATCTATATCGCCTCCAAGCCAGTCCGGCAAATCGTTGGAATCCCAAAATGGAATAATTGTAGCCGAGCCGCCAATCGCCCCTGACCATCGATAACTGCCGTAGTAAGATAAAAGGTATATCGTCTTTTTTGTGTTTTTCAGAGTTACAATGGGAAAACAAGGAGAGTCCATACCTCTTACTTCGCCAAAGAAGAAGTCCGCCCCTCCGTTCTCAATGAAATCGAGCGTTCGGACGCTAAGCTCGATATTCCAGTAAGTTCTGCAATCTTCTTCGTCATATAAAGAGTATGCGAAAATTTTGTACTCCGCGCCATAAGCAGGATAGGCAACTCCGGAAACAACACAAGATGTTTCTGCCGGCCCATATTGCCGGTAATGCCCTGCGCCTAAATGAAAGAGAATTGCGCCGTATTTATTCCAATTACTGTTTATAGTACTACCCTCAAAGTAACAATTTACGGCCTGTACTCCGTTGAATAATACTACAACATCAGACGGATATTCAAATTCCGCTCCACCGGCACTTCCGCAGAGACATACCAAAATATACACCGTCAATATATATCGCATAATTGTTCTCCTTCAAGATTCAATTCCTAAAGCTAAAAGGGAGGGCGAGGACGGAGGAAGCACGGGTTTGATAGCTGTCCGTCCCCGCGGGTGAAAAAAGATTATTGCAGGCAGGGCCTGATACGCCCTGCCCTGGTGATATTATGCTGGAGGACAGCATAATGGAAGAGATAAAAGAACCTGCCGAATCAGCTTGGGGAATGACGTGCGACCGTCTCTGAGGTCGGCAGGATAATAACGGTGATGGGCGAGCAGGATTCGAACCTGCGGAGTTTCCTCTATCCCTGTCAGCTTTAACCGGCCAACAGGAGCCATAAGCCACTCGGCCACCGCCCATCATAAAAGATTGAGTTTCATTTTGTTTTGTTCTTGGTCGCACAGTATCACTATCTGCGTTCTGTTTCAAAAACGCAATAGCATTTTCAGAGATTCTTGCAATTTTCCGTCTGATTGTTCGTTTGCCATATCGGTTATAGTGATTATGTCGTATTGTCAGTCTTCTTTTTGTCTTTATTCATTAGCTCGGTCAGCCGGCGTCTTACCGCGTGGCCAAAGCTCTCATCGACGTATTTATCTCTGCAAAGCCATAGTACAAGGGCCTCGTCTTTTTTGCGGTGAAACAATAATCTCAGGTATTTGTCAGCCATCGTATATACTCCATAACATAAAGCAGAATGATGCTAATACGAACAGAAGTACAGCAGCACCTACCACTATTCGGCCATAAAACCGTACATCATCCCAGAGCATAAGGCGGTCAAGTTCTTTGTTCAGCTTCTTGTAATCTGGTTTGTTAGCCATCGTATCCTTCTGTGTTTTTTAAGCTAAAAGCTGTTTTACCCCCTGCTGGGGGGCTGTTTTCAATAGTTTTCGCACTGGTGAGGCTGTTATTGCGTTTAATGGGGCTTCTGGCGCGTCTCAAGCTGCAATCAGCCCGGCACATCTTAGCCCCCGGCGACTCCATACTGTAAGTCAGCATACAGCACCACTGGCCAATCTCCCGCCGCTTAAAGGCAAATGCCTTCTTACAGGGCTGCACTACGGTCTGTCCGAATGCTAATCGCTTAGTCATTTGTCTGCATCCTCATCTTCCACCTCGTCATACACAACGCCTTCGCTACCGTGAAATTCCAGATTCTGCCACAGTTCAAACAACTCGAAGGTAAGATTGTCCAATGCTTCTTCTTCTGTTTTGCCACGCCCCGCGCAACTAATACTTGCTCTGATTACCTTTGCCATTTTACTGTCCTCACTTTCATCTTGGCTGCCTCATTTTTGCTGATTCATTTTCGCTAATTGTTTATCCGTACACCCTTTGCACAACAGCCGCGGCGTAAGCTCCGTCCCCCGCCCGTCAGTGTGCATAACGTGATAGATATTGAAGTCATCCCTTTTGTCCTCTGGAATGTCAAACCACACGCCGCACTCAACACACGGCAGACGCATACAGATACCCTTCTTCATTTTAGTAATCCTGCCTCTCTGAGTACAGCCGCAATCACAATCGCTATAAGAGACGCTATCACCGTCTTAATGACAAACGCCAGCGGATTAGCTTTTGCCTCTTTGATTATAACCACCTCTTTTGGCTTCTTCACCTTACTGGCCGCAGCCACTGTTAAAGCAGCGAACACACCGGACATAACCAGTACAAACAGCCATAATAAATTCCAGTTACCATCGTGCGTCATTTCGCCTCCTTAATTGGATTCAATACAATAATCTGTCCGCCTACGCGGGGAAATTCAGACGACCAGGTATACGTTACGCCCAGCCATTCGCAGTGTGTTCTGCAACCAAAGCCGTCTTTAGGGCCTTTTGTCCATTTAATCCATCCTCTGCGGATATAGTAGTTAAACTTCTCTACAGGCAGACGGATAATTTTATATTTATCGCTCATTTTGCCCTTCCAGTGTTTTTAATGCCCTTTGTATTGCCATACTTACGCTGCACCTGTTCTTTTCTTGTTTCAGATTCCGTACACTTTGCTCTCCCCGTGCCTTCACATTTTTTGCACGTTGTCCATACACGCTGAACAGGTTTGAACACTTCTTTCAGCCCCTTACACTCCGTACACAGTCCCCGGCGAGTCACAAAATCACCGCATACAAAGTTTGTTTCCGGCTGTATTGTGTTTTCACCCATACAGGATTTATGAAACAATTCACAGCGACAGCATTTTTCTTGCAGTCCAGGCATATTAGCCCCCTCCTGAAACACAATAGCCAACCTTTTCCGTTAACAGGTGGATTGTTAAATCGCCCCACTGATAAGGTTCTCTGCCCCCATTGGCTTTTTTGACAATAGCCCTTGCCTGTGTCGTTGTCTTTGCTATTGCAAAAGCAAGGCCGTTTGTGTAATCGCTGTTAAAATCTGTCCAGACATATAATTTTAATTTTAACATTATTTAACTCCTCTAATATACAAATCCTAAACTTTCAACAGCTTTTCTAAATTCAATCATTAGCGCAGGCAAACGCGCTTCAAGCCGTTCTTTAAGCCCGGGCAAGGCCCTCCTTATAAAGTTTTCTTTAACTGTATGACGCGATTATTAGTGTAACCGGATAATCGCCAAATTCTTTCGCCTGCAAAATGGTCGTCGGGCAATATCTCTATCGAAGTAACTTTACGGCCTTTGCTATCAAACAAACCTGTCCTGATATTGACAATGCAACCTTCAACCTCAATATGTTTCAACTTTGACATTTTGTCAGTCCTCCAGCTTAAAAGGCTTTACCAAGGTTTTTTCTCATATATCTGTTTACACCGCTTGCAAAGGTCGTTTGGGTTTGTATGCTCCATAAACCTTTTTGGCGGATATACAAAATCAGCCACTTTATCTAAGGTTACGCCGCAAGCGGTAATGACTTTGTTAGAATCCGTAATTGCCCACTGGCCTATATGCACTTTCATTTTCTGTCCTCCATTTTCATATACAGTACACAATTTATAATTCCCGCCCCGACAGTGAGAAGCTGCCAGGGCTAAGTGAAGGGGAGTAGAGAATGAGCTTTGTTATATGTCTTTATCGTCCAGTATTGTTTGTAGGCACTCCATTAGGGATTCTTCGTCAGGCGTGAGCATCGGCTGCGCCTCAAGATAATCAATCGCCATTTGTAATCCCTGTTCTAATTCCGTGACTCTGTCGTTTGTGGTATCTCCTACCGGCATTTTATCCCCTTTCATTACTACTGCGTTAGAAACACCGCCAGCTATTCTTTACTGTCGGCTTACTTTGCTTTACTTTGATACCGAAGTAAATCAGTATCCCGAAGAATAAGCTTGTGAGTACTATAAACATAGTTACGCCTCCTGTTGTGAATTGTCCTGCGTCTGGGGCAATCATTTTGCCCTCCTGTATTCTTTTGGTGGTTGTTTAAGCGGTTGCGCCTTGTTGTGGTTGTAATACGACGGGCAATTATCGCCGCTCTTGCCGTGATAACACTCGCCAAACTCAATGTCTCGCTGTGTGCAGTTACGGCAGCACTCGATAAATGTTCCTGTGTCTCCCATTACATTCTCCATTCTGCGCCCACTATGATTATGGGCTTATTAACCTTGCCTGTATCATACATTGAAGCGTATGGCTTTGCATTGCATCCGCTACAAGCGAATACAATCATTAAGCCGAGCCAAGCTATCGCTGCATAGATTAGGTATCGCATTATTTTCCTCCTCATTATAATTGCAAGGGCTTTGCGGTTTTTTCCAGCCCTTAACCGGCTTGCAGACATTAACGGCTCTGCGCTCCGCCGTATGCTCTATCTGATTGTCAAGTCGATGTTGTGGATTGTCGGCTCTTTGATTATGGGCTTGCCTAATATCCATCGCAAGGTCATAACCACGATTGCTAATTCCTCCTGTCCTTTGCCTGTTGCCCTTGTTGCATCAAGCTCAACCTCTATGAGCTTTCGTTCTATCTCTTTTTGAGTCATCATAATCAATCCCCCTTATTAAGTTTTCAATTTCGTTGTCCTATTCTCTATCTAAACTATACACTATATCCGCCCCCGATGCAAAGCAAATAATGTAAAAATGTAAAAATACCCATATTCGCAGTGTCCTGCATATCGCGTGTGTCAGATATGCCTCCAACGTCGTCGGTATTGTCTGTAACGTCCGCACTACCTACATCCTGCATCAAATATAGAAATAAAATTCGGTATGCTTAACTCCTTATCCGCCAACGTCTTATAATAAGTGCAAAAAATTACACTTGACATCAAGGGGGCTTATTGTCTATCTTGTGAGCAAATGGCAAACGAAAAAAGACCCAGATTAGTTAAGCAGAAAGCAAACAATACTGATAATTGCCCAAACTGTTGTACAACACTTGTGGCGTGCAGTACGTCAAAAGATTGTAAACAGTGTCCTAACTGTCTAACTATTGTTAAAAGCTAAATGACTAACAAACAGCGACGATTTATTCGTGAATTGCCTCGCAGTCCAAATGCCACTGCTGCAGCAGTAAAAGCCGGTTATAGTCCCAAAGGAGCGAAGAACAGGGCATCGGAAAACGTAGCAAAAAGTCACCTCAAGCCAATTATTGCAGCAAAGCAGGCCAAGCTTGACGACGAAGCAATGGTCGACGCCATATGGATTAGAAAACAACTAATTGAGAACACACAATTAGCTAAACAGGCGGGACAGTACGCAGCAAGCAACGGCGCGGTCGATATGCTGAGCAAGCACACCGGATTTTACGCCCAGGACAACGCCCAGAAAGCCGACGCCACACGCAAGCTGTTAGATATGCTGGAGTAACAAATGGATAATATCAGCAACATCGAAGTACAGGGTGAACACTGTAAAGACGTGCTGATTGTCCGCGACGAAGTTCCCAGCGCAGAAGAGCAAACCCGCAAGCTTCTCGATATGTTATAATAAAGGACAGATAAATGCCTGATTGTCCCGATAAAGACGATTGCCGTTACGCAGGGACAGAGTGCTGGCATTGCCGCAGCGAAACTGGCGACCCCGCAGATAACGACTGGTATGAAAACAAGCCCTCTTTCGATGAAAACGATGCAAACCCCCTGAAAACGGCTTTACAGCTTGCCCCACAATCGACGAACTCCATCAGGGCGGGGCAATGTCACCCCCTGCAACAACTGATATTAACGTCACATCACTACCTGCCGTTTGCAGCTATGTCCCTCACTGCCGCAGCCGGGCGGTACAGGGGGACAACAAGATGAGCAGCACCACCGACATACATATTATCCGCAATTCAGACAAACAATATCAGCAACTTATTGCCAGCCGAGCAGTAAGGATGATTTCTGCGGGCGATGCGATTTTTTATTTCGCGGCGAGAAATCGACCCATACAGGGTGGTATCCATAATTTTTTCCATTTTAGAAAGTAGTGTATATAGTATGTATAGATTGACTTATATTATATTGGTGCTGTTTCTAATATGGCCTGTGTCCGTTATGGCCGGTTGCGGCGGCCCGCCTGATGTGTATTACCCCGATGGCAATAACGGCTCTGTAATGATATACGCCTTTGTCAGTAAGATACCGATGCTGCCGGGAGACGGTAATAGTGTAACTATGGGGGCGTTCAACTTCCCGCCGTGGATTAAGGCAAAAAATACGGGTGAGCTGATTACGGCGGCACAGCGGGCTGCGGAATGTAATATGTCGCCCGACCAGTTGCAGGTTGTTGTCCCGCCTGATTGTAACTATGTGCCGATGTCGTCTTTCGGCGATGTCAATAAGATGCCCGTGTACCGATTAGAGCTTGTCTATACCAATGCCCCGATGGCGGTAGTCACAGGGCAGGTGCGAATAATGGGCGTGGACACCAAAGAGATTGACATTACGCTCGTGTTTAACGGTGACAGGCAGGTACAGGGCTTTATCAAACCGTGTAAGTAAGATATGCGTAAAAAGGACGTAAATCTGATTACCTCTCTCGCCCCTGTATCAACGGTCGCAATGGCGGACAGCCGCAGGCCTCGTAAGTCAGACAAGGTGGAGAAGCACCACGCCGAGCGGTATAAAGAGAAATACTTTGCCGACCCCGTTGCCTTTATGTGTGACTGTCTGGATGTGGACAGGAAGAACGTCTGGCCCAAGATGCAGGAGATGGCCGATAGTGTCCAGAAGTATCAGAAGACCTGTGTGTACGCGGGCCACGGAGTCAGCAAGTCGTACACAGCGGCTCGGCTTGCCCTGTGGTTCTTGTTGACACACAAGCCCTCTACTGTGATTACAACTGCTCCAAGTTATGACCAGGTAGAGAAGGTTCTGTGGAAAGAGATACACACCGCCATAAGTAATGCCAAATGGGAATGGCCCGGCAATATGACCACGATGCAGTATGACATCGACCCCAGGAGAAAATGGTTTGCCTATGGTTTCGCCACCAAGCCGGATACGGTAACAGGTGAGGCCACACGGGCGCAGGGGTCACATAACAAGTATGTCTTGATTATAATAGACGAGGCCGCCGGTGTGATGCCCCAGATATGGAAGGCTTTTGAGTCACTGCTGTTAGACCCTGATTGTAAGGTACTGGCTATTGGTAATCCTACTTCATCGCAAGGTGCATTTGCCGATTGTGAGAACGACCCCACTTGGAATTGTATCAATATCAGTGTTAAGGACACGCCCAACTTCAAGACCGGCAAGATGGTCATCAAGGGTTTGAGCGGCAGGGAATTTGAAGAGATGGAGCGGGTCAAATACGGTATAGAGAGTAATGAATATGCTATCCGTGTACTGGGTAGAAAGCCTGAGTACAGCGGTGGAACGTATCTTGGTAAATGGCTGGCTGAAGCTGCCGACAGGATAGGCGATATTGTCTGGGAGCCTGCTGTAAAAGTCCATACTGTGTGGGACATTGGAGATGTCTATACTGCTATATGGTTTGTACAGTTTGTGAAAGAGCAGATACACCTGATAGACTTCTACTACGACTGTGTGGGTCAGGGCCTGCCCGCGTATGCTAAAGTGCTTGAAGACAAGAAGTATATCTACGGTAAACACTATGCCCCGCCTGACATAGCCGGTAGTAATGCCAGGTCCTTCCAGACAGGCACATACACAATGGATGTAGCACGGCTGCTGGGCCTCAATTTTGAAATCATAGACCGATGCAGCGTGGAGGACAGAATCGAGGCCGCTCGCGGTATAATGCCTAAGTGCTGGTTCTCTAAAAAAGCCGCAGAAGGCGTCGAAGGACTGAAAGACTGGAGAAAGAGACGAAACGAAGGTCTCTCTACGCCTGATAAACCAGTATATTTTGAGGATGCCGTCAAAAGCTGGGGTCGCCACGTCGGTGACGCTTTCTCATATTTAGCGGTCGTATATCGCTACTCGGAGTTCGACGGTGAGATATTAGGCAGTATGGAGTCGAATTTTCCTGTTGCAGTACAGAGACAGAAGCGGTATGACTATAATCCACTGAGTTTGGCAAGATTATAAAAGGTGAAATATGGGTAATACTTTAAGCTCTATATTCGGTAGTCCCAAGATGCCTAAAGTACAGCAGCCGGTACAGCCGGAGAAAATAATGCAGGGTGATGTAACCAGGGAGGCGTTAATTGCGCAGTTTGCCAAAAAGCGCAGGGCCACGATGCTGTCACAGACACTGGCCGCACCTAATCTGTCAAAGCAAACACTGGGAGTGGGTACATAAATGAGAGTAACAGTTCAAAGAGACGGCTATTTACGAGTGGAAGCAGAAACAAAACAGGATGCGATTTGCCTTTTATGGTGGATTTCAAAGCAGCCAGTACAACCACAAGAAGCAAGTTATCCCCTTCTGATTATTGATACTAATACCAATGAGGAAAGAGCAAAAATAGTAGCGGGGAATGGCACATAGATGGACGTAACTCCTAAAAATATCCAGGACGAGCAAGACCGTATGGAGCAGGCCCGCCGCGATTATGAGCCGCTCAAGCAGTTGAACACCGCTCTGGCCTACCCCGCCAGAAGCGACCAGATGGACTATCACAATGCCTATGATGATACCGCTACAGAGGGTCAGCCCAATACCAAAAGCAGACGTATCTACGACTCCACCGCTATAAGGAGCCTTGATATATGGGGAAATGGAATTTTAGGCTATTATATGCCCGCTAATGACTCCTGGTTCAGACAGCGTATGGCTAAGAAGAAAATGAATGAGTCCAAACAGATACGCCAGTGGCTTCAGGATACGGACGAGCATCTTCGCTATACACTGGCCCGCTGCAACTACTACGACCAGAAAGGCGTTGCTCTCCGCGATGCCGCCTGCATAGGGGACGCCTATACCTATATAGATAACGATGCTGAGACTGGAAAACTAATCTGTATGGTTCCGCACCCCCGTGAAATGTGGCATCGTCTTGACTGGTGGGGCCGTCCAACGGGCATACATCACAAGTTCAGCAAGACCCTGAGAGAAATAGAAGGCGAGTTTGGCCGTGACTCTCTGAGTGAGGTACAGCAGACTGCACTCGAAAAATCGCCCAACCAGAAAGCCGTAATCATCCACGCCATATACAAAAATACTGATTACACGGCTGGTAAAGTCGGCGTCCGCAATATGAAATGGCAGCACTACTATCTTAATGTAGCTGCCAAAAAGATAATACTACAGACAGGCACAGCTACCCTCAACCCGATACCGTGGAGTCTCAACAGACCCTCACACGAGTTGTACGGCAGGGGTATTGTGTCGCAGATGCTCGTGGATATACTGACCTGTAACTTTATGAGCCGTGATTTGCTGATAGCATCGCAGACAGCCGCCCGACCTCCTATGCTGATTTCCTCTGCCCTGAAGAACAAGCTGGATATGGGTGCGGGCGCTGTCAACTTTATGGGCCGCTCGGACACCGCCGGTCTCAAGATGGGCGACCTCGTGACCCGCTTGTTAGACTCCAGTGGTTATCCATTCGGGGCTGAACACTATCAAAAATGGACACAGCTTGTGGAAAACAGGTTTGGCGTCCCTCTGTTTGAAGCGATGCAGCGTATGAACGCTATGGGTAAGGAATATAAGAACCGCGATATGGTCAGAGGTGTTCAGGCCGAGCAGACTGTATTGATGGCCCCGTTCTTAGGCACACTCAGCAATAATACTGATACTGAGTTCGAGCGAATCTACCAGATAGAGGCCGAACAGGGCAGAGCGCCCGCCCCGCCGCAGGAGGTATTAGATGCACAGGACGGTCGCACAGAGATTCAATATGTAGGGCCGCTGTTCCAATTACTCCAGCAGTATTACGAAACCGGTAATCTCTTATCAGCTATCAGCAACATACAGGCCGCAGCCAGTGTTGTGCCGCAGGCTATGGCCGTGGTAGAAGGTGACTCACTGATGCGTAAGATACTGCGTGCGGGTAATGCGCCGGAAGAAATTATACTGGATGAAGGTGAGGTTCAGGAACTCAGGGCGATACAGGCGCAGCGTGAAGAAGCGGCTATGAGCGCCGAGCTAATGGCCAAGAGCAGCAAGGCCATACCAAATTTGGGCCGTAAAATTGAGGCCGATTCGGTCTTGAGCAAAATGATGAAGGCAGCTTAACTTTTTAGAAAGGACATAACAAATGGCAAAGACAGAAGTAAAACAGGAAAAGACAGAGACCAAGACAGTGGTAGAAACTCCGCCTAACGTGACCAATGGCGAGGCCACTGTGAACGACCACGAAAAAAGAATATGGTTGCTGGAAAAGAAAGCCGGGTTGAGATAGTCCAATATGCAGTGGACAAATCTAACAGAATATGCTACGTGGCAGTGGTGGGTTTATATGCCGATGTATGTGCTTGAGCAGTTAAGCAGAATATGCGGTATGTCAATTCATCATTACAGGTTTGTCCGAAAATATCACGGTCAGTATTTGAATTGAGAAAGGTTTGATTATGAACGAGAACATACACAACGGTATCGGCGGTTTGAAAGCGCAGGACAAGCCTCTTCGCAAACCTGCAGGCGGCTTGCCCAGTGAGAATGAGCCGCCGCAGAGAAAAGTGCAGACACAGGAGCAGAAGCCAAAAGAGGCCGCACCTGCTGAAGTGCCCTGTGGCGAGGGTACAGTGAACAATCACGAACAGCGTTTGCTCGCAATCGAGAAGAAACTCAATATGAGGTAACAGATGGGCATTGTAAAGAAAAAATGGGCTGATATGACCCCTGAAGAGCGGGCCATAACAGCGCAGGAAGAACGTCGCGGCTATGCCGGTATTGCCAGAGGAGCAGAGAGCGGTAAGACCAGTCCTGCCGCAACCCGCGCAAAAGGCAGCAACTGGTTCAGCCGTATGTGGGAAGAGCGTAAGCGTAGAAAGCAGGCTGCACAGGCAAGAGCAGGGGGATAATATGCCGAGTGTTAAACCAGGTGAAAGCCGCAGCGATTATGTGGCAAGATGTGTTCCTGTTTGTATGAAGGAAGGTCTTGACCAGAAGGCCGCTGTAGGCAAATGCGAAGGTATGTATACGAGCAAGCGCAAGGCAGCCAGAAAAAGGGCTAAAGGCTAAGACTATGGTAGTAGAAGATGAAGGTAATTATCGGACGTTTAGGTTTTCTGATGGTTCTTTTTTAGTCTGTAAGAAAGAACCGCTGAATGAAAATGGAAAAATGGATATTGTGGCTGTAAAAGACATAACTACTGGTTATGTGCGGTATTAACGAGCGCGGTAATAATATATGGATGACATATTTCAAAAATGGCTGGCCGACCCGCAGCAGAGAAGTACGACCGTGTCGCGCTTTCGTCTGTTATTCCTGACTCCAGAGGGTCAGATAGTGCTGACCGAGATTCTGGATATGCTGAAGTTTATGCAGCCTGCTGAGACACCCGCTGATGTAGCTCTGAACAACTTTGCGAAGGACTTGCTGAGTGTGATATACAGAAATACTGACAACACGGTTGATATGCCCGGCTTGTGGGGGTATATTAAAAAGATATGGTCATATAAAAACAGAAGGAGAACAAAATGAGTTTCACAGACGACACAGGCGTATTGACAGAGGATTTCAGAACACAGTTGCCCACCCTGTTGGGGGATGATTACTTTAACGACCCTGCCACCAAGCAGGAGCCGACCAAGATGTTTGATAACATCAAAGACATTGGCTCACTGGCCAAGATGGCTGCAACCGCCCAGCGTAAAGCCACCCAGAACGAGGCTAAATACGCTGAGAAGTACAAAGGTATGGTGAGGATTCCAGATGAAAAAGCCTCACCCGAAGATGTAGCGGCATATCGCAAGGCAGTTGGCGTACCCGACAAACCAGAGGGCTATGAACTGCCCGTGCCTGAAGAGGACAAAGAAGGTTTCACCACAATAGCCAATGAAGTCCGCAAGGCCGCTTTGGAAGTCGGTTTGCCTGCTAAAGCCCTGTCCGGTGTATGGACAAAGGTAGTTGCCGGTCTTGCCGCTCAGACTAAAGCGATAGAAGATAAAGGACTGGCCCTGATGGCTGCTGAGGAGCAGGCCCTGAAGGACAAATATCAGGGTAAGTACGGTGAGTTCGTCAAAGCAGGTGACGACGCTCTGAGCAAATTCAAAGCCGGTGCGGATGTCGTCAAAATTTTGGACACATTCGGTCTTCGCAATCAGCCTGCTATCCGCGAGTTACTGGCTGAGATAGCCCCCTTAGTGCTGGAAAAAGGCACGATAGGCGGTACAAGTGCGACAGGCGGTGAGAAACCGGCAGGTGTCTTTGACCCCGCTACATCACCCTCATACAAACCGGCGTAGATGTGAAAAAGTTAATAATACCGAAACTCACAAGAGTGACTCGGTTGTAAAATAGTTCAGCGACTCTCAGCAATGAGAAACTGGTGCTTACTCTGTAAAGTGCAGAGCGGTTCAGACAACCGTTAAGCGTCAGGGAACCTGTTGTGTAACAGACGACTCCCGATAAGACAATTTTAACTATCTTGTTAGGAGTTGTTCAAATGACCACAGCGTATCCAAATTCAGGTTATACCCTGTTAGACAGGTTTGCCGAAACCATTGACGGCAAAAATATGTCAAAGGTAATTCAGGTGATGAATTACTTTGGCGTAAACGACTTTTTTGCCGACTGGCCTTTCAAAGAAGCCAGCCACGGGCTGAAAGAAAAAGTCGTCCGCACAGCGTCCATTCCCGCCAGCACAATCCGCGGCTTCGACAAAGGCGTAAAGCCGACAGTCACTAAGACCCAGGCAGTCTGGGAGGACGTTGTGCTGATGGAGCAGCGTCGTCAAATCGACTGCGACCGCGTAGACACCCTGTCACAGTCGGGCAAAGTCGAAAAGCTGCGTATGGAGGATGAGTCGCACACCCGTGCCCTCGGTAAAGATGTCGTCAACAATTTCTTCAACGGTGCATCAACCAGCGGCGGCGAACACATCAATGGCCTGCTTCCCAGAGTGAACACCATTAGCGGCAACAGCCTCAATAATGTGATAAGCGCTGGTTACACAGGCGGTGGTTCGGCTACAACCAGACTTCTCATTGTTGAACTCAATCCCGAAGACGGTGCATACGGCATTTACCCATCAGGAGGTCAGATTCCAGGGGCCACAAACGGCGTAATTGTTCGTGATATAGGCCGTGAGCCGGTCAACGACGCTGACGACGTGACCGCACGCTACTACGCCTACGTCGCAATCTTCAAGGCGTGGTTCGGTCTTGCAGTCGGCAACAATCTCAAAATCGGTGCAATGGTGAACATCAATCCGACACCGGGCGGTGCAAATTCAGTTGACGATGACTTCTTTGACAAACTCGCTCTCCTTGTGTCCCGCCTGGACTTAGACCTGTCCAGAACGCGCATCTATATGAATCGCACTATGGGCGCGCTGTTCAACAACTACTCCCGCAGCAAGAACAACGTCTACTGGCCCACTACGGAAGTGTTTGGCCGTCCCGTGAAGGACTATCAGGGTATACCGATTCGTGAGCTGGATGACAAAATCATCACCAATACCCAGGCTGTCGTGACGTAACCAAAGCTGGTGCAGTTTAGTTAAGTAGTCAGATTGAAATAAAAACAAACAAATGAAAGGAAAATAAACATGAGAGACGAAGTATTAGTATTGAGCAACAGCCAGACCTACTCTGGCTTAGACAGCACGGGGGCGGTTACTGACAATGTAAAAGATATGGAAGTTGACTCCGCTGCCAACGCTCTTTTGACCGACGGCCAGCTTGGCTGCTTTGCGAATGTGATTATTATATCCGCACCTGCCCAGGCAACCATTGTCGGGACAGAAGGCGTAGAGTTTCAAATCAGGACTGCCGCTGCTGCCGCACTGACCTCGCTTTACGAGATTTGCGGAGCTATCTCCCTGCTGCCGTCCAAGATAGTGACGGGAGCCAAGTTCGCCGTTCCCTGCCGGATGGATGTTTTGCAGAAGTTCATCGGCGGCTGGGTAAAGGCCGTCAGTACGTCTGTTGTCGGCGACATTATCGTTGACATCGAGTTAAGCAGCGAGCCGATAAGCGAAAACGAGTCGCTACAAAAAGTGGTGGCTTGATTTACGGATTAACAGAAATTGAAGATATTTTGGGGCGGCCCAGCAGACCGTTTTGTTCTCTGGGCTTAGCCCCTTTTAGAACTTTTTGAAAGGAAAGACGCAAATGAGAATTCAAAAGTATTTAACACTCCTGATTATGCTCGTCCTTATGGCAAGCGTAACTCAGGCGACTATGACCTATACCACACTGGACAAACCCGCCGCCTACGGCAAGAAAACACAGGCCGTGCCGTTTATATGGAACTGGGCGCAGGAACTTGAAACTGCTCTCGGAAGCGGTTTGTATGTACAGTTGACACCCACTACTGAACCGACAGGCGCAACGGGGATGTTGTATTACGACAGCGCTACCAACACAGTAAAAGTATATACAGGGGCTGCTTTTGTGGCTTTGGCCACGGCATCAGGTAACTCACTTGACGCTTCATACGATGCTGGCTCAGCAATTACCGTAGATGGTGATGCTATTACGCTGACTACCGGCGCCGCTGTAAATAACTCAGCCCTTGCCGTCGTTCACGGCGAGACAACTAATAACAACGATGCTATGACTATATCGGTTGCCGGAACAGGTGACGCCTTACAGATTTCACCTGGCGCAGTGTCCGGCGGCGGTATTAACATTATCTCCGCGGCAAGCGGTACTACTGCTCTTGTTACACTTGACGGCTCGACCAACAACTGGGATGGTGCTGATAATGTCGGACAGCTTCTAATCCAGACTGATGACCCGTTTATTCACGCCGGAGCATCAGCTTTGGTCATTAAAGATTCCAGCACGCCTATTACCGCAGCAGAGGGTTTTATGGCCCGCTTTGTCCATTCAGGCGTTGCACAGACAAATGCCACTGCCGTGGAAATCGAAGTCCCCGCGACCCAGCCCGCACTTGCTGTCAACGGCATAACGAAAATAAACGGGCAGGATGCTGCCGGGGCAGCCATCTTTCAGGTTGCCGGTGTAGGAGTCACAGGTAATGCAGATGCTATGACCATCTCGAATACAGGCACTGGTGATTGTCTGCAAATCAGTCCGGGCGGTGCTACCACCAATGGTCTGAATATGATTGGCTATGCAGCCAGTACCGTTCCGCTTGTTGTTCTTGATGCCTCTACCAATAATATGAACCTGGCAGACAATAAGGGACAATTACTGGTACAAAATGACACTGCCTATGCTCACGCCGGTGCATCCGGCATAGTCGTGACAGATTCATCGACTCCTATCACCGCTGCAGAAGGATTCCTTGCCCGGTTCGTTCACTCAGGTACAGCGAGAACAAATAGCTCTGCTGTTGAGATTGAAGTGCCTGCTACTCAGCCTGCTCTGGCAACTAACGGTATCGTAGCTATCAATGGACAGGA